ACGGTTCTGGACTGCACGCCGAAGCGTGCGCCGTTATCAAGTCGGGCCACATTGACCACTCGAAACACACGCTCGTCACGTTTCGCATCGACCGAAACGATAAGGTCGCGATGGGAAAACCGTGCAAGCATTGCGAAAAACTTCTAAAAGATGTTGAATTTAAGAATATTTTCTATTCTAATGAAGAGGGAGAGTTCGTTCGCGTCAAATGAATATTTTAATTATCGAAGCTACTAGCAAACGCAAGCCGCTTGCAGAAGACTACAGCGACACGTCAATCGTTCACTGCCGCAACAGCATTATCTTAAAGAACGCTCTAGGAGCCGATCTTCTTGACGGGGAGTACGCACTACCCCAAGTGCTCGAAAAGCAGTATGACGTGATTATATGCGCCTACGCTTCGCCTTATATGCCGCACGTTCCGTACCGCGAGATCATCAAGAAGAACCCGAAGGCTCGGTACATTTGGCTCGTTAACGATCACGACATCGAAGACAATCAGCTTTTGCGTTGGGGCGTCATTGAAATGGGCCTCAAGTACGACATGATCTGCAACAATCCGCGAAACGGATATCGGCACTGGATCTTGAACAAGAACATCGCAAATAAGAAATTGAACGACTTTATTGGCGAGTGGCTCACGGTAAATCTCAACTCGCTGATCATGGACGACTTTGCCCCTGTAGACTTGACTGCCAAGAGCGGGATCATTTACTACGGTACTTACAGAAAGTGGCGTCAGAATTCTTTCGAGCGTTTTTTGACAAAAGGAGTTACGCTCTCGGCTTCGAACAAAAATTGGAAAAAATTTCAAGCAATCAATTGCGATTGCAATTACATCCCGAAGCTAGAGTGGACAAAGAACAACGAAGATCTGCGCAAATATAAATATTCGATATACATGGAAGACGTGCATACTCGCGACAATTATGCCTATCTCGCAAATCGCTTCTACGAAGGATTAATGGCAGACACGGTCGTGTTGTTCGACTCGGAATGCAAAAACACAATCGAGAAGTGCGGGTACTCGTTGTCCGAGAACGTTATCGTCACGCCAGAAAAATTATCGATTGGCTTGACGAACTACGTTGAAACGCTCAACTTTGAAACTGAATTAAACCATCAGCGGTCATTTCTCGTTAAAGCTTACGGCGAAAAGCGAGACACGATCAACCAAATAAAAGATTTTATTAAATGAAAGCTACTGTTCGTTTCGTTATCTCAAGCGTCTCGGCGTCCGAAATCGGCATTGATTTTCGCGAACTCTACGTCGTCGAACTAAACGATTATCAATTCGAAGGAGCCGAAGGTGGACAATATGTGACTTGTAAAATCGTTAATACCAATAAATTCGCGCCGTTTCTTCTTGAAATCGCAGAGATTTCTTTCTGCGCCCATTCTTTAGTGATTCGCGCATGGTTCGTTTACAACTTCGAGAAAGAGAAAGAGTCTCGTTTGTTTCGCGGCTCACTAGAAATTCGAGGTATTAACTGCTTATGAAAATCCACCAAAATCAAAAGAAATCGGTTAAAATCATTTGCTTTTTAACCAGAAATGTAGTATATCTAAGGAGTGAAAAATGAAAGTAATCAAAGTGACAAAAGAGTATTTCGAGACAGAGGACGAGAAGGTTTATTTCTTCGAGCCTTTGGGAAAAGAAATATCCGTTGAGGATATGCAGAAGATTGTGGACACAAACAAGAAATTAGTTAAGGAGTTGAGAAGCAAATGAATAATTGCGGGGATAGTTTAAAGGTAGAACAAGGAACATTCCAGTTCCAAGATGGCGGTTCGATTCCGACCTCTCCGCTCCATTTTTATATTACTGACTTACAGCACAAAGAGGCTAAATCCTTTGTAGAAAAGTGGCATTACTCGCATAGGATACCTACGGGTAAAAACATCTATTTTGGTTTGTGGTGGGGGAAAGAATTATATGCGGTCATAGTGTATGGAATAGGAGTAAATCCGTATCAGGCAAAATTCTTAAATGTTGACTCAGTAATAGAGATAAAAAGAATGTGCCGTTCGGAACCAAAGAAGCCCTATGAGTTGTCAAGATTTATTCGCTTGTCCTTGAAGATGGCGAAAAAACTCATGGAGTTTAAAGCAGTAGTTGCTTTTGCAGACCCAGAGCAAGGGCATGAGGGGACTGTTTATAAGGCTACTGGATTTACGCACGAAGGATATACAAATCCAGAGTGGCATTTGATTGGGGCTGATGGCGAAAAGAGGCATCGCCGTTATGCCTTCAGGATGGCGCGAAGAAACGGAATAACCGTTTCCGAGGCAAGAGAAGTGCTTGGAATGAAAAGAGTGAAAACAGAACCTAAACACAGATGGGTTCTCCGGTTAAAACCCGCATGAAAATATACAAAATCACCGAAGCCTCTGAATACTTGGGAGTGCCAATAAACACTCTCAAGACGCTTGCTAATAACGGCAAGATAAACTCTTTCAAGACAACTGGAAGCCATCGGCGTTTTCGTCAGGAAGATTTAGATGCTTTCATGGGCGTTGAGAAAGAGAAGCAAGAAAAGGTTACGGTGATTTACGCAAGATGTTCAACGGCAAAGCAGAAAGAGAATCTTGAACGGCAAAAAGAACGGTTGATGAAACATGCAGAAGCCAAAGGTTACAAGTATGTGATGATTGATGAGATTGCCAGCGGGATAAACGAAAAGAGAAATGGCATACACAAGTTAATCAAGATGTGTTTTGAGGGTAAAGTTGCACGAGTGCTTATTGAATACAAAGATAGGCTTGCTCGATTTGGTTATGAATATCTGGATGCAATCTTTTCAATTCAGGTTGAAGTAATGGAAGTGAAAGACAAGAAATATGAAGAAGAACTTGCAGAGGATATTATGAAAATTCTTACTTGTTATTCAGCGAGATATTACGGCGCAAGAGGCGGTAGGAAGAAGAAAAACAAGGCTGAAAATGAGTCTATCGAATCTAATGGAATTTGAAAAGGAGGAATTCACTAACATGAATCGATACGCTCTTCTCAAAGATGTTATTGTTCAAGCCGACTGCCCAATCAATAAAAGATCGAGTGATCGAGTCGTTTTGCCGAGCGGCGAAGAGATTTCGATTCACGGCGAAACGTTCGACTTGTTCGACGCATCGGTGCGCTACTGGGCAACTGGTAACGGCTGGGTGTTAAAAATCACCGATAACGACTTACCTTACTTTAAAAAGATTTAATATGATAACAAAAGAAGAAAGCGAGAAAAAAGTTTTTTCCGAATTTTTGCTTGTTAAAAACAGCGTTGAAAAAATTCTCGGCGAAACAATCAAAAACGAAGAGTTTAAGCAGGCTATCGCCGACGTATGCAAAAAGATTATTGTTCCGGCGCGAAATAAAGAAGATAAAGATAATGAGCTAGTTGATGACATAAAAGCATTTATGGAATTTTTTGACAATTGCAAGCACCTCCTCGGAAATACTGTTTGGAACGAGATACAAGAAAAGTATCTTAAAATCGAAATTTCTTACGAATCGAAAGTTATTTCGAGTTGGAAAATTCCAATCGAAATGATGTTCTCTCATCCAGAGTCGTTCGAACTCGGGATGCCGACACTAATCGAAAGCTTCGAAGACGTGTTTCTTTGTTCGTGTCTCGACCCGTCTTATCGTCAACGAATTATGCAGGGCGACGATCAAGCGATCAAGATCTTGTACTCTGTATTTCAGAATAACGGAACGAGCAGTTGCTCCGCGATTCAGCTAATGATCAAAGAAAATTTCCCCGAGTTTTACGATCACATCACGAAAAAACTCGATGTGATGAAGTTCGAGGAGATCCCCGAGGAATCGAAAGCTAAAAAAGGGGGAAAACGTAAGCCAGTAAAGCGTAAATAATATTGTGCCATATCTAAACGCCAATATTCCAGTATTCGCAGCCTACATTAAGAGCGATTTTTTCTACAACAACACCAACACAAAGACAGACTATGTTCTTTGCGAAGTGTTTGGGATCACGAGTTTAACGCGACGATGCCTCACGTTTCAGGTAATGACCGAGTACGGATCGCGACACGACCGAGTGCCGATTCATTATCTCGTTAACGAGCCTGAGCACAGCAATCTTCCGTTAGACTGGCTCCAGCTTTGGGACTGTTTCTCTTACAACTTATCGGTTACTCGTTGGGAATATCACAAGAACGCTCAAGTTAAAATTCAATTAAAGAATCATGAATGGATCAAAGGTAAATACTTATTCACAATCGATTGGCACGACAATCCCGATGCGGCGTATGGCTACAGCGAGATGGCGGGCGGTCACAAGTGCGGTCACGTCATTTGGGGCGTTTCTGACAAAGACGGCAAGCCAGTTAACCAACTTTTTTGCCAGCCCAACAACCGTGTCGTCTGGTCGGACGGCGGCGCGTTCATCTCGAAAAAGCTCGAAAAGCCGGATTGGAAAGTCTTCTCGCAAGAGTTTTCGTGCGAAGGTGGCGCGAAATGGGTAGCCGAAGATAACTGGGACTACTTTTACCAGTTCAAAGAAGAATGATCGAGGTCCAAATAAGTAAAGATATGATCGAAGAGGCTCTGTTCCGAGCCTCGCGAGTTCCCGCTTTGCGCAACTCGGACACTCAGAATCACGGCACGAAAATTGCCGCTCTGAGCGACTTGATGGTGCAAAAAACTTGGGGCGGCAGGATCGTGTCCGACATGAGTTTCGACTTCGACTGGATCTCTCCGAAGCTTTATTTATTCGAAATAAAAGCGAAAGAGCGAAACGTTGTGCCGCAACCTTGGCACAACTGTGCCGTCAAAGAGTACAACACGAAACAAAAGTGTGATTACTACTTGTTTACGAGCATCTTTGGCGACTACAGCCGAGGCTGGATTTTAGGCTACGTTTCAAAAGAAGCGTTTTTTAAGCAAGCGAGATTCTTTGAGAAGGGGCAAGTTGACGACGATCCTCGCGGCGACAAATACGTTTTTCCTTCTAGCTGCTACAACCTAAAAATTGAGCAACTTAGTTGCAAATAAGATTATGAAACTGAGCCAAGCAGAAGTGCCTCTCTCCCCAGAGGACCATGACCTTTACAATTATTCGTTAACAACAAACTCAAGAGGCTACGTTTGTACTGGTGCAAGAAAGTTTGGCGAAAGAAGAGTTCACAAGATAGTCGCGAGCAGAATGGGAATCGTTAACCAAAATGGTTCACGTCTGCAAATTGACCATATTAATCAAAATAAATTTGATAACCGCAGAGAAAATCTACGGTTATTCGATAGGTACGTCAACATGAATAATTGCAAGCGTGCATTGAGGGCCAAGGGGTACACGATCGTCAAAGGAAAATTTCACGCTTACATCGGAATTAATGGGAAAAGCATTTATCTTGGAACGTTCGATAATCCAGAAGAAGCTCGAAAAGCTTTCGTCGCCGCAAAAAATAAATACTTGACAGAGCTGGGCCTAACTGATGTTTTGTTAACAGAATGAATCTAGCTCTTTGCTGCATCTCCAACATCCTTGCCGAACAAGGTCACAAGTTTCAAACTATGACCTACACTCGCTTTGCTTCGCTGCCCCGAGACGAGGCTTTGCGCGTGCTCTCTGAGCGCATCCTCAACAACTTCATCGTCACCGACTTGACGATCAATCACTGCGCCAAGCTTGGCATCGCTGGCTATCGCTTGTCGTCAAGCTTAACTCCTGTTATCGATCATCCTAGCGTTGATCTTCAACTCGAACAGTTGCCCAACTGGTCCAACTTGTCCGCCGCTCTCGACAGCATCAAACACACCATCGAGCAGACTGGTGTCCGCATCTCTGCTCACCCTTCCGAATATGTTTCGCTAACTAGCGACTCTCCGACCGTTATCGCTAACAGCACGCGAGATCTCATTTCGCACGCCAATCTTTTTGACCGCATCGGTTTGCCGAGCGATTATCGTTCGCCGCTTAACATTCACTGCCGTCAGGACGGTGACCCCGCCGCAGTCTCGCAGCAGTTTATCAGCAACTTCAACAAACTGCCGAGCAACGTTCGCTCTCGCTTGACTCTCGAAGTCAATGACAACGTTGGCGGCACTTGGACCGTTGCCAACTTGTTCAAGCACTTCTTTCAGACCAGCGGCATTCCAGTCACTTACGATTCGCTGCACCGCTCGCTCTGCAACGACGGCAGTTCCGACGAACAAGACTTTTTCTTAGCTCGCAAGACTTGGCCTACTACCCCGCTCTTTCACTACTCTGAAGGTATTGACGGCACGCGCAAGCACGCCGATATGCCTACGTCCACGCCTCGTAGCTACGACACCGACGTTTACTTTGACGTAGAACTTAAAAACAAAGATTATGCCATCCTTAAAATCATCAACGATTCAAACAAAGCTAAATAATGATAAAAATGCGGTTTTTGCCGCTCTAAAAAGAAAAAAGATTCGTTTCTCTAGCGATCAGTTTGTTTGCGATAGCGAAGACGGAGAAGAGGGATTTGGTTTCACGGTTGTTACCGAACTCATTACCTCGGTCATCGTTCCCGACTACAACAAGCGTAAAGTTGGATTTTTAATTTATAACCAGCGAATGGCGGATCACCTAGAATCCGAAGGTTTTTCGTCAGAAGAGATTGAAAAGAAGGGTAAAGTCTGGTGCGTAGTGGAAAGTCGCGCAAAATTCCTTAAGATCTTGGGTTGTTAACTTATGCGATCTGCCACCATTTTCTCCTCTCCGAACGTCAACGAAGTTTACGCTGCGTACAACGAGCTTTCGGCGGTGTTTTTAAAGCAATTTAAATTCCACGCAGAGTTTGGCATTTCTCACAAGACTACCGAGAAAGACTTTTCCCTGAACGCTTACGACTTGAATGCCGTTGAGCAGAAGTTCCTCGAAGACAAGGCTTTCGAAATTTCTCAAAAAAAGTTGAAGAAACCTGTTGACTGACCCGAAAACTGTGGTAAGGTTTGCGTGCAAATCCATTGCTTATGATCATCAAAGAAGTCCA